ACGCTCCCACATCTGCTGGAAGAGGGTGTCCAAGTGGTCAAGGCTGAGGACGCGGCGACTACCAGTAGCAGCATCAGTAGCACAATTGACCTCAGCATTGGACCACGAGTTGGTTCGGCGGTCAATGCTGTAAATGTCAAGGTCGCCATCGCCAGCGTGCGTATCGCCGGTGTCGGTCTTCAAAAGGGTGGTTGAACCGGCACCGTCGGAAGCCTCAGCAGCCGTGATACGGTCAAGGGATTCAAAGTTGTTCCCTGCGGTGGTATCAGTGTCAGTGAGAAGCATTTTGTTGACCATCTCGGCGTGGTGCTTACCCATTTCTTCCTTGAGGACTGAGCGCATGTCGCCTAGTCCATCGTCCTTGTCGGCAAGGAAGATAGCAACTTCGCTGACATCAAAGGTGTGAGCGATGACTTTTGGCTTTGCAGCGATGTGCTGGAAAGTTGGCTTGATGGTTTCGGGAAGGGTTGCGTTCTCAGCGATTCCACCAGTCAAGACGCCGCCGTTGGGCTTCTCGGTGATGACTCGCCATCCACTGCGCTCCCAAGGCTTCTTGGGAAGGATTGAGAAAGCGTTGAACTCTTGGTTCAATTGGGACCAAACCTTGCGTCCGTAGATTGCTTGGTAAGTTCCAGCGGTGGTTGACATCATGGGGCTATCTGCCTTGAGCAACTCACTACCGGAGTAGGAATAACCCATAGCATTTCCAGCGCCGTAGTAGTAGCGCTCCATGTCAGTTACAGTTCGTACATAATTGCGTGCCATATTTTTTCATCTCCTTTTGTTTTGTTTTTGCTGAGTTTTCACTCGCCTCGGAACACTCCGTTTGCGAGTTGGTGAACTTCATCCCACGACATGCTGCCGAGTTCTTGTGTGCTTGGTACTTCAACAGCACTTTGGCCGTTGTCGGACTTTGCGAGAGTGGATGATTCGGTACCGATGTTGTCTATTCGGTCGTTGAGTGCTCCAAGAGCCTTCATGACTTCATCAAGTGGGCCACGAGCATCAAAGGCTTGGGCTTGGGCTTTGGTGATTTCAGCCTGTTGCTCATCAGCAAAGCGGTGTTCAAAGTTGTTCTCCAAAGCCTTGCGGAGTTGTTCTTCCTCTTTAGCGGCTTTGAAGACGGTGTAGGCTTCTTCAAGGGAGGCTGGGTCAACGGAGGTCACGAAGTCGGACTTGTTGACTGAGCCGCCTCGGGAGAGACCAGCACGAGCGAGAGCGTTGGTAGATGGGTTGCCACCTTCTTGGGCACGACCCTTCACTTGACCAGCGAAGTAGTCAGCACCGTCGCCAATGATGGCGGGGTCGGAGCCGAGGTTGGCTTTGGAGATACCATCAAAGTGAGAGCGAGCAGCACCAGTGTCAACACCAGCAGACTTGAGGGTGTTTTCCATCCAGTCAAGGTACTCAGCGGAGATGACATCGGAAAATTCGGACTTCTTTTTCTCGTCCTTCTTCTCTTCTTCGTCGTCAGCCTTGTAAGCCTTCTCTTTTTCGTCTTTCATGTCTTTCATGTTCTTGTCCTCCTTCTCGTCTTTCTTGTCGCCTTTCTTGTCTTTCATAGCGGCACGAAGTTGAGGGGGTAGTTCACCTTTCTCCATAGAGTCCAGTCGTCCTTCAAGTCGGGACAGCACATCGTTCATTTGTTCCATTACATCGTCGGTCATTTTGTTCACCTTGTAGTTTTTGTCTTGTTTCAGTATTTTGAATGTTGATTCGGGGTTAATTCCTTTTTCGCAGATGGTTATTTCGTGAAGTTCTAATTTGCTGATTTCTTGATATGAGCCGTGGGTTGCATCGGATTTGTGTACTCGTTTGAATGCCTGTCCTCCGATACTAAATCCTGTTAAGTTGCCCTTCCGTATTTCTGAAGCCACTTCTCGTGCTTTTTCAATATCATTTCGGAGTTGGACAACGACAAACATGCCAGCATCATCAACTTCGCTTTTCCATAACCTCCCTTGATTGTCTGTGTACTGTGGAATTACTTCTCCGACTTGAATGTTTGAGTGTGCTAGTTGAACATTTCTGTATTTAGGGTCGCCCATGTATTTTTTGAACGCATCCTTCAACGCTGACCTTGTAATTAAATCTCCTTGCTTGTCAACGAGTTCAACACTGGCGTACCCTGCGACCACGAGGTCGTTGCTCCCTTTGAGAAGGGAGAGGTTCGCTGGTTGTTTTCGTAGCAACACACTAACCACTCCTCTTTTCGTTCACCTACATAAATGAAGCGGCATCAGTTATTTTCCGATTCCGCTTCATAATCAGCAGACTCCTCTCTATTTTTGCGCTTCTCCCGCATTCTCCGTGCCATGGGGTATTCTTCTTCGGGGTCTTCGGTGGGGCGGTCCCGCATGTCCCAATCGGGCAAAGACTGTTCGGATGTTAATGAAGTAGGTCCACGAGGAGATTCAATACCACTCGCTACATCAATACCAAATCCTTGAGCACTTGTTCTACCCGACATTTTCTCTTTCTCAATGCGTTCGTAAAGGTCAACAATACGAGACAGGGTTTTGACCATGATTGCATCACGCTTGGGTTTGATAATAGCATTCTCATCGTCTTCCTCAATGATACCAGCAGATTCTTTGGCGGAAGCACGGCGATGCTCGGGGTTAGCCATGCTACGAGTTGGCCCAGTTGCTTTCATCATCAGCGATGTAGCGGGTTTCCACAACGGAGCGAGGCTTTGAGCGAGTTCAACAGCGTAAGTACTACTGCTCAGTTCACCCAGCATAGAGGTAGGTGTATGAGCCCAAAACCCATGAGAGGACTTCTCAAGCGTGTAGGACACATCATCAATACCATGCAGTGAGACTACAACACCTTGCTTTCGCAACGAGAGGTCAAATGGTACATGGATAAGGTCGTGAGATTTTGCCAACAAGGACAATGTTTCAGCAGATGCAGCAGCACAATCAGCCTCGCCTACGATTTTAGACGCAGTAACATCAAACAAAGTCTTCTCGTTGCGCTTCTTTTTCTTCACACCCGAAACAGACACGCTCACCACATCACCCTCGTTGAACGGTTTGGGGCTTTGCACTGTACCAACATCAAGGTAGTGCTTACCTTCATGCTCAACACCACGATTGCCAAGCCCCTCAGCGTCCACTGGCCCAGCACCGAGACGATAGGTGAAGGGACCTTTACCCCGCATATCAAGAATAACGAACGCTATGTTCTTGTTCGCACGCATCAAGTACCACTTTGGATGTCGGCGCTCTCCTTTCATGTAAGTGGAGGTAGCATCCCGTAGTAGCAACCGGTCGTGTTCTTCTTGTAGGCTGTTGGTGGCTTCTTCCAAGCCTTCGTCGTCAGTGAGTCGGAAGTTGTGAGGACCGGGAACAAGAACATGCTCTTGACTGTCCATTTGTCCACGCATGACCTTGATGCGCTCACGCACATTCATGTCAGCGATGTTGGTATCGTCGTAGTCCAAAATGTCAACAAGTACAATCTCACTGTCGGTCTTGACTACATCAATGATGAAGTTCTTTTCAGTCAACGCACGGATGTGCTTCCGGTCTTCGTCTTCCAGCGTAACTGGTCCGTCCTCATCGTAGGCTTTCACACGCCCGGAGCGACGCTCTACAATCATGCGCTGACCCGCAGGGAGTGCTGAAACAGCCCACTCACCGCTAAAACCACGCAAGCATTCCAAGTCCTTGACTTTGAAAATACGGTGCATCGCAAGGATGGGTAGAGGTTTGCCGTCTGCTTTGAGTAATACATCCGGGTTCATTAACGCATAGAGTTGGTCGTCAAGACTCAAGGCGATTTGCATTGGGTCATCACTTGGTGTTTCACCCGCTGGATTTGGCTGCAACATACGAATGTTTTCTTGCTCGTGTTGCCAACCGCTATCCTTCATGCCTTTTATCCAGTCTTCACCAAAGACCGCTTGCTGTTTTTCAGCACTCACTGTTTTCAAATCCTGTTCGCCACCCATGTTTGGACCGACAACAGGTTGACGATTCCCATCAAATTCAATACCAACCGTAGGCATGGCTGAGTACCCAGCGTGCATCACACCCGACACGAAGTGGTCGTGAACACGATGCCCCTGCGTTGAGGTGTAGGGGTGAATCGGGCGACCAGTGCCGTAATTCGCCGTTGTGACATTGTGGATGCCTTGCTCTACTTGCGGCTGAGCGAGGAGGCTAAGGTCAAGGTTCTCCTTTGACATGAGAACGACATCGTGCATCAAGCGGTTGATTTGATTAGCAAAGGCGCTTCCAATGGAACCACGCCCCTTTTCGTTACCAACTGAACCGCTGGGAAGGTACTTCATACCGTATTTTGAAGCAATAGGTGTAGGTTCTTTATCACCAACAACACTTCTTTCAGTCATGAATCTACGCAGACCCGACAACTTGCTGAGGTAATTTTTACTAGCCCACCCGTTCATCTTGGAAGGACTCTTCGCACCCTCTTTTCGGTACGCTTGATACTCCGGTGAAGCGTAGAGGGCTTGCTGAAAAGCATCGCTGTGAGCGTTCGGCTCAACATCAGCGTGCAAAGTGAAATCTATTTTTGGATGAAGGTTAGGTCCTCTTGCGAGAAGGTCTCCAAATTTTAAAGCACTCATAGGTCCATCCAATTCGCTGGCGATTTGCTCAGCAAGAGCAGTGTGAACAGGACTGTATTCACCCTTCCTATCGGTCGGGAAGCCCAATGTCTCCAACACTTGTTCAGCCTCCATGTCGGGCGTGAGTTCAACACCGTGCTGAATCATGCTTAGCGCAAGGTTGCGTTGTGGGTTGAAGGCTTCATCATCGGTACTCAACAATTCACTCGCTGTTTTTTGGTCAACATCCTGTGAATCATAACCGTGTGTGAACAAACCGTGGTCTTCATGGCGCATAATCATGAGCGCTCGGTTTGCATCATGGAAGAGCATGCGCATGTTGGCGTCGGCTTTCCGTGGGTCCGAAGTGTCAAACGCACTGGGGTCTTCCTTCTCGTACATGGTTTTGAAGCGCTTTGCCAT